GGCATGCAAATGCACTATGAACCAAAACCTAGATACAGCACAGGTGGAATGGCTAGAGGTGGTGGAGCGGCTATTCGAGGCAAAAATTTCAAAGGCGTTTTTTAATTTGCATCCAGACATAAAATAATCTATACACTTGCTATGACCATTAGAGGTGATAGCACAGAATACGATCTACTTAAAAAATGGAGCGAAACACTTCCCTTCTTTGAAGAACCTAAATCTGTTACGACATGTGAAATAGGTGTTAGAGAAGGTTTGGGTTCAAAAGTAATTATGTTATCGGTTAGAGCTCGAATTGGTAAAATAGAATACAAACACATTGGTATTGATCCCTACGGTAATCTTAAATATCAACACTACGATAATTCTCCGGAGTATACCGCTGATTATACGGATACAATGAGATTAGAAATGCAAAAAGATTTTTCTGACCACCCGGAATTTTCTTTCTTTCATATGAAAGATACGGACTATATGAATTATTTTGCAACACAACCTACAATTTATGATTTGGTTCACTTCGATGGCCCACACATGACCAAAGATGTTATGCGTGAAGCGGTATGGTTTGCAGATCGATCACGAAAAGGATCTAGATTTATATTTGATGATTACAAAAAATACGGAATGGAAGACATAAGTAAAGCTTTGGTTTATTATGGTTTTAATATTATGGAGTCTGGTGAAAATAAAATAATGTTACAAAAGTTATAATGGATATTGATACAATTTCATTAGTTCAAAAAAAAGTTCATAAAATACTTCAACGTCTTAAAGACCACGCTATATATGGTGTTGACACTATGGAGAAGCTACAATATATTAGAGGTCAAATCAGATCTTTAGAAGATCTGCAACAGGATCTTAAAGACCTGCTGACAACAACGGAGTATGACGATGAACAAGTCCACGGAAATACCGAAGAGGACTGAAGCACTACTCAACGCTTACAAAAGTGAAGAGGAAGTAAAAACAGTTCTTGATCCAAAAGCGATCAATAAATCAACTTTAGATAAATTACCAACACCAACTGGTTACAGAATTTTAGTGTTGCCTTATGCGGGCCCTAAAAAAACCAAAGGTGGAATTTATTTATCTGATACAACACAAGAAACTATACAGATGACAACTGTCTGTGGTCTTGTGCTAAAAATGGGAGATCTTTGTTATCACGATAAAGACAAATTCCCAAAAGGACCTTGGTGTAAACTAAATGATTGGGTAATCTTTAGTAGATATGCAGGTTCACGATTCAAAATAGATGGTGGTGAAGTAAGAGTGTTGAATGACGATGAAGTTATTTCAACGATTGCTGATCCGTCAGATATTTTGCACCATTACTAAGGAGGTTAAATGGCTGACAACAGACAAGAAATAGAAATTGACACAGATGGTGTTAATGAAGAAGTAATAAACGTAGAAACACCTGAAGAAACAGGTTCAGCGTTTGAAAAAAAGGAAGATGTAGATCTTGGCTATACAGACGTTTCTGGTAAAAAAACTGCAAAGGAACTTTTACAAGAAGCAAAAGCTGCTGAGGAAACTAAACTTGAAAATGTAACTGAAGAAAAAGAAGAAGCTAGTTCAGAAGAAAAAGGAGACCTTGAAGATTATTCTGAAAAAGTTAAAAAAAGAATTAATAGGTTAACTTTTCAAATTAGAGAAGCTGAGAGAAGAGAAAAAGCTGCAGTTGAGTATGCTAAAGGCTTAAAGAACAAATACGAGGCAATCGAGAAGAAGTTTGATGAAACTGATTCTAATTATCTCAAGGAATACGGTTCTAGAGTTGAAGCTGAAAGAGAAAAAGTAAAAAATGCTTTAAAAGCTGCGCTTGAGGCTAATGATGTTGATAAAATAACAGAAGCCCAAGATGCTTTGTCTAGACTTTCGGTCGAGAAAGAAAAAGTTGCACTTGCTCAAGCTGAAAAAGAAGTAAGAGCTAAACAACTAGAAGAAGAAAAAGCAAATACAATTTCAACACAACCAACTCCACAAATTTCAACAAAAGCTCAAGAATGGGCCGAAGATAATGAGTGGTTTGGCTCTGATAGAGTTATGACTTCTGCTGCTATGGGAATCCATGAAGATTTAATACAGCAGGGAATTGACGCAGAGAGTGATGAATACTATAATCAAATCAACAAACGTATGAAGGAGTATTTCCCTCAAAAGTTTGCACAGAAAGCTACTGAAGAAGTAAGAACTACAAAAGAACCCGTCCAGAATGTAGGTTCAGTCAGTAGAAGAGCTGGAGGACGCAAGTCTGTGAAACTCACCAAATCACAGGTAGTTATCGCTAAGAAATTAGGGGTGCCACTAGAGGAATACGCAAAATACGTGAAGGAAGGAGCATAAACTATGACAAATATAAAAACTTCACGCGAGTCTAGTACGAGAGAAAAATCAACTCGTAAAAAAGATTGGACTCCACCATCCAGTTTGGATGCGCCAGCTGCACCGCAGGGGTATGCACATAGATGGATACGAACTGCAACTGCGGGTTTCGAAGATCCAGGTAATGTATCTAAGAAACTTAGAGAAGGCTGGGAATTCGTTAAAGCCGAAACCATTTTAAGTGAGATTGGCGAAAACGATTACCCTGTTATTCATGAAGGCAGACATGCTGGTTTAATCGGAATTGGTGGCCTTGTGTTGGCAAGGATACCGGAAGAGATTTTGAAAAGTCGTGCTGAGTATTTTAGAAGAATAACTCAAGACAGAACAGACGCGATAGATCGAGATCTTATGAAGGAGCAACACCCGGACATGCCTATCAATATTGATAGACAGTCTAGAGTTACCTTTGGTGGTAGTCGTAAAAAATAATTTTTTTGCATTACCTACCCGAGATAGCTTGGATAATATAAACATATAGTTAAAGGAGAAAACAACTATGGCAAATCAACTAGAAAAGTTTGGTCTAAGACCATACAGAAAACTAGACGGTACACCATTAGTAGGAGCTCAGAACAGATACACTATCAAAGCAGGTTATGGAACTGCGATATACCAAGGTGACTTGGTTATTCCTGTATCAACAGGAAATATCGAAAGACATACTGCTGGGAATGCTGCAGCTGTTGTGGGTGTTTTTAACGGAGTGTTTTACAACGATCCAACTACTCAAAAGCCAACTTATAAGAATTACTACCCTGGTGGAATTACACCAACTCAAGGCGACATTACTGCCTTTGTTGTTGACGATCCAGATGCAGTATTCTTAATGGACGCTGATCAGAGTTTTACAAGAGCGGATCTTTTTAAAAACTACTCAGTTACTAATGCTACTGGTACTACAGCAACAGGAATATCACAAGTGCAATTAGATGTAAGTGCTTCAGGTACTCAAACTACATTCGCTGTGCAAGCAATTGACATTTCACAAGACCCTGATAACTCAGATGTGACTGTGTCAAACGCTAACATTCTTGTTAGAATCAACAATCACTTCTTTAGAAGTGGTACAGGTATAGCATAAGGAGGATAAACTATGGCAATATCACGATCACAACTAGTTAAAGAACTAGAGCCAGGTTTGAATGCCTTATTCGGCCTGGAGTATGGTAGATATGAGAATCAGCATGCTGAAATCTATTCTACTGAAACATCTGACAGAGCTTTCGAAGAAGAAGTAATGTTAAGCGGTTTCGCTTCTGCACCAGTTAAACAAGAAGGTGCTGGAGTAGTGTTCGATCAAGCAGGTGAAACTTTCACAGCTAGATACAACCACGAAACAATCGCATTAGCATTCTCTATCACTGAGGAAGCAATCGAAGATAACCTATACGATAGACTTGCGGGAAGATACACAAGAGCCCTAGCAAGATCTATGGCAAACACGAAGCAAGTTAAAGCTGCAAACGTTCTAAACAATGCGCAAGTTGCAAATGCTGTTGGTGGAGATGGTAAGTCGTTGATTAACAACGCTCACCCATTAGCAACTGGTGGAACTTTCTCAAACGTTCTAGCAACTGCTGCAGATCTTAACGAAACTTCACTCGAGCAGTCATTAATTGACATTGCTGGATTTGTCGATGAGAGAGGCTTGAAAATAGCCGCTTCCGGTAGAAAAATGATAATTCCAAAAGAATTACAATTTACTGCTGAGAGAATCATGAAGTCTCCAATGAGAGTTGGAACTGCCGACAATGACATCAACGCAATTAATAACATGGGTATGGTTCCTGAAGGTTACAGAGTTAATAACTTTTTAACTGACACTGATTCATACTTCTTGTTAACGGATATCCCTAACGGATTAAAAATGTTCGTTAGATCTCCTATCAAAACTGCGATGGAAGGTGACTTCGATACTGGCAACATGAGATTTAAAGCTAGAGAAAGATACAGCTTTGGTTGGTCAGACCCAAGATGTGTATTTGGTAACGGAAACTTACCAACTAGCTAATAAATACAACTAGTATTACTTAAAAGGGGCGGTGTTCACATCGCCCCTTTTTTTATGTATAATAAAAAGACCTAGAATAATTAATTTGTTGTGTAGACTGGCTAGGCAGACTGTATAGAGACTACATGACTAAGGCTATACACAAAGGAGAATATTATGGCTTCAACAACTTTTTCTGGCCCAATAAAAGCTGGAACAATAAGAAACACAACTGGAACAACTGTTGGTACTAATGTTGCTAACGTAGGTTCTGTAGTAATGTCACAAACTGACACAATTGCATTTGGAGACACAACTGATAAATCTTTGTCAATTGTTATTCCTGCAAACTCTCAAATCGTAGACATTAAAGTTCTTGTAACAGAACCTTTTGATGCAGGTACTACAAATACATTAGACATTGGTATTGTAGGAAACTCTGATCTTTATGTAGACAATGCTGCGGTAGGAACTGCGGGTGATGCTGCATTAGGTGATACTGCTTTAGTAAACAACTGGACAGACACTGGAACATCAGATGTAAAACTTGCTGCGAAGTATCTTCAATCAGGTACTGCTGCGACTCAAGGTGCTGTTAGAATCGTTGTATCATATGTACAAGACAATAATTTAAGTTAATAATTAAAATCGTGGCTCCTTCGGGAGCCACAACTAAGGAGAACACCATGGCAGCAAAAGCTGATATACAAGCAACGATAATTTCTGCAACTACAACTAATGCAATTATTGCACAACCTGTTAGATTGAAGGGAATTATTTTAGCAGGATTAGCTACGTCTGGTACAGTTCAATTAAAAACTACAAGTGCTACTGGAACTACATTATTTGAAGCAGATGTTCCTGCAGGAGATATAACATCTTTAAATATACCTGAAGATGGAATTTTATTTCCTTACGGAGTTTATGTTTCTACATTTACTGTATCGAAAGCAACATTGTTAACTGATAAATACTCAGGACCTAATTTAACTGGTCAGAATGGCTAACAAATGAATGGTATGAATAGAATAATACCAGGTTTTAAAAGAGGGGCTGATGTTCAGCCCCCTAAAACCAAAAAGTATTTTAGAAAAACTGAATCTGGTGCAGGTATGACTAAAGCAGGTGTTGCTAGATACCGAAGAGAAAACCCAGGATCAAAATTAAAAACTGCCGTAACAGGCAAAGTTAAACCGGGATCTAAAGCTGCGAAAAGAAGAAAATCTTTTTGCGCTAGATCAGCAGGACAAATGAAACAATTTCCAAAAGCTGCTGCAGATCCTAATTCAAGATTAAGACAGGCTAGAAGAAGATGGAAATGCTAGATGTCTTATTTAAATGCTAACGTACCACCAATTTATTGTAAAATAAGAAAGGAGTATCTTTATGATCTTAAAGAACATTACGGAGAAAGCGAAGATTGTGTTATCTTCGGTATCACGTCCATTTCAGGTCGTGCAATCTTATTTAATATCATGTTACCTAATGGGGCGTGCTTTTGGCGTTTGCCTATCTCAGCGTTTTTCCAAAAATCGTATGATAGAGCCAATGTGCCGAATATGCAGACGCACGAGTTGGAATTGTGGAATTGTTTCAGTTATTGGCCTTCTGTGCATCGCTTTGATTGGTTGGCTGGTTTAAGTGGTGAATTTTTAGGTTTAGATAAAAAATTCTATCATGGTAAATATTTATTCACTATTGATTGGGCACATCCAGAAACTAATATTTTGGATGTTGAACATTCTGAAATTCCTCAAGAACATAAGTGTGCACATATATTGGAGCTTGATAACGGCAATTTTGCAGCTCAGCCTAATAATCGTATTTTGTGGCACGTTAACAGTTTTACTACTGACACAAGTTGGCCTGACTATAAAGTGCAAACTACATACTGGGATGCAGAAGACTCTAGCATGGTTACGGAAGATAATGATAAAATGTTTTACCAAATGGAGAAGAAAAAATAATGGATAAATATATTTATAAATTTTTAGATAAAATTGATAACTTTTTTTTAAAATTAGAAAATTTATTTAAAAGAAAAAAAAGAAAAAAGTAATGAAAAGAAATACTTGTAAACATTGTGACCATGATTGTCACTGTGAAGCCGACAAGATAAAAGCAGAACACTATTCTCCGTTAATGGAGTTGTGTGGTTGTGAAAAATGTGAGCATGAAATTTTAAGTGACGA